CTGGTTATCTTTGAAGGCGAATACGATTGCCTCAGCTATGCCGAAATCAGGAAGAGCTGGCCGTGTGTATCGCTACCGAGTGGCGCTGACTCCGCAGAGAAATGCATTCGGAGTAATCTCGATTGGCTTCTGAAGTTTGAAGAAATCATCCTTTGTTTCGATGCGGATGATCACGGTCAGAAAGCCGTCAAGAAAGCCATCCAGCTACTACCGCCTCGCGTAGGTAAGATCGGCCAGATCGAAGGCTACAAGGACGCTAACGAGGCTCTGGTAGGTGGCAATAGCAAAGCCATCATGCAGATGGTTTGGACAGCTGCTGAGTACGAGCCTGATGGGATTATCAGCGGCAGCAAACTGCTCCAGATGGTCCTGGAAGACCCCAAGACAGAGAGCGCTGAGTACCCCTACGGCTTCCTAAACGACAAGCTTCACGGCCTGCGTAAAGGCGAGCTGGTTACTATCACGGCTGGATCTGGAATCGGGAAGAGCACTTTTGTTTCTGAAATTGCGTATGACCTTCTCGTTCGACAAGGTGAAACAGTCGGTTATGTCGCTTTGGAAGAAAACATACGACGTACTGCTCGGAGGTTCGTCGGTATGGATCTTAATTATCCTGTCCACATTGATCGAGGTCACTTCACAGATGAGCAAATCGAAGCAGCCTTTAATCGGACTCTCGGAACGGGCAGGCTATTTCTGTACGACCATTTTGGCTCTCTTGACCCTACCGTTCTGCTTAACCGTATACGCCATTTGGTTAGTGGTTGCGGGTGCAGTTGGATCGTGTTCGATCATTTATCGATTCTGGTCTCGGGTCTTGATCAAGGTGATGAGCGGAGAGCCATCGATCAAACAATGACGAAACTCCGCAGTTTTGTTGAAGAGACTGGCTGCGGGATGCTGCTTGTGTCACACTTACGCCGTCCTACAGGAGACAAAGGTCATGAAAACGGAGCACAAACATCGCTCTCGCAACTTCGCGGTAGCGCTGCTATTGGCCAACTTAGTGATATCTGCATCGGTCTGGAACGAGATCAGCAATCTGAAAACGACTCCGAGGGCACAGTGGTACGGGTTCTCAAGAATCGTTTCACCGGCTGGTGTGGCGTTTCCGGTTCTGTGAAATACGAAGAAAGTACCGGCAGAATGTTGGAGTTTAAAAATGGCGGCAAACACAAACCCGCAGAGTTCGATGATTCTTTTGAACCCGACTTTTGACGTTCACATCACTGAGATGAACCCGCTGAAGGTAACAGTTCTTGCTGCTACCGAAACAGCGAAGAGATACCTTCAATCCTTCTTCAAATCCAATGACGGTTTCTACCAGCTCACCTACGAAAAGCTCGAAGACTTCCTTGATTTCTGCTACAGCCGGAGACTCAAAGTCTTTATCGACGGTAGTGTTCGACGTGGAAACGAACGCTCTGAAGAGTCGTGATGTAACCAAGATCCATTGCTGTGCTTTGAGTACAGACGATGGTGTGGTGTTGTTGAAGGATTCAAAGGAGTGGCTTGAGATCCTTGAAAACGCTGATGTACTGATTGGTCACAACATCATTCAGTACGACATACCAGCGATTCAAAGGGTCTACCCAAAGTTCAAGCCAAAGGGGAAGCAGATCGATACGTTGATCCTGTGTCGGATGTTGTATCCCAATATTTTTGACACTGATCTCAAGCGAAAGTGGGAGGGTATGCCGATTCAGTTGTATGGTCGGCACTCTCTTGAGGCTTATGGGTTCCGCCTTGGGCACAACAAGCGTCACGCAGATCTCAGTGATTTCAGTGAGCTGACGGAAGAACTGGCTGAGCGATGCGTCTGTGATGTTGAACTAAATGTTAAGCTTTGGCACAGGTTGCAACCTAAGGCCGACAGCATCCCTTGTGCCGTTGACCTAGAGATGCGTTTTGCGCAGCTCATCCGCCTGCAGGAAGACTCTGGCTTTGGCTTCAATGTTCAAGGGGCTTTGGAGCTAGAGGCAGATATCAATCAACAACTGAATACTCTCAGCGAACGATTGAGACAACGGTTCCCGTTCGTTGACGGAGGGCTCTTCACCCCCAAGAGAGACAACGCGACACGAGGGTACATAGCCGGTGCAGAGATGTGCCGCCTTGTGGACCTCAACCCGAACTCTCGGGATCACATTGCTTGGGTGCTGCAGAACCAGTTGGAGTGGAAGCCAACAGACTTCACCGAAACGGGGAAACCCAAGGTGGATGAAACAGTTCTGTCGAAGATTCCTGGAGCTGAGGATTTTGTTTCACACCTCACACTCCAAAAACGGTTGGGTCAACTGAGCACTGGCAACAACGCTTGGTTGAAACTTGTGGAACGTGACAACAGGATTCACGGCAGTGTGATTACTGTTGGGTGCGCCACAGCCCGCTGTAGCCACGTCAACCCCAATATGGCCCAGGTTCCTGCTGTCAGGTCAGTCCTGGGACCGGAGTGCCGAGCTCTGTTTGGACCTGGCTTCCTCGGGGGAGGGAGAAGCACCAAGCAGGTTGGCGTGGACCTCAGTGGTATTGAAGCTCGATGCCTAGCGCACTACCTATGGCCCTTTGATGACGGCCAATTTGCGAACGAGGTATTGAACGGTGATATTCATACGGCCAATCAGAAGGCTGCTGGACTAGCCACACGAGATCAAGCCAAGACCTTTTTCTACGCCTTGATGTACGGAGCTGGAGCAGAGAAGCTTGGCCTGATCACCGGACAAGACGGGGAAAAGCTTAAGAAGAAATACTTCCGCAATATGCCTGCACTTGCTGCACTTACTAAGCGGGTAATTGCGAAGGCAGAAGATGAAGGATTTATAAAGGCTTTGGACGGTAGACAGATAAAGATCCGGTCTTCACATAGCGCTTTGAACTTCCTTTTACAGAGCGCTGGTGCCATCATTAGCAAGCTCTGGTACAACATCTGCTACGACCAGTTGGTTGAGGCAGGGTTTACCTACGGCAAGGACTTTGCTTTTCTCGTCCATTGTCAGGATGAAATTCAATTCTCAGTCGCAGCAGAACGCGCAGAAGAGCTTGGACTCATTGCGGTCCGGTCAGCAGCTTTGGCAGGAGATGCACTTGGACTCCGTATTGCAATCGGTGCTGAGTACAAGATCGGAAACAATTGGGCAGAATGTCACTAAAACCTGCACCAAATGCAATAGGACGTTAAGTCATACAGATTTTTATAAAGACAACACAAGGAGAGTAGGAAAAGATCGTCTTATGTCTCAGTGCATGGATTGCACTAAAAACGCTGGGATAAGTAAACGAATTGCAGCACAAAAACTTTGGGGAACTAAAAGCGCTGTTGTCATTAAAAACAACAGACCACCTGAGGGTACCCCCTGTCAAATCTGTAACAAACCTATGGTTTACAAGAGAAACGCAGACTTAATGTGCTTTGATCACGATCCAATTACACACGAGTTTCGTGGGTGGATCTGCCAAAACTGCAACACAGGAATCGGAAAGCTAGGTGACACCCCAGAAGGTGTCCTAAAAGCCTTGGACTACTTAGTAGGCCCAGTTAACTTGAGGACCCATCCAGGAGGTGCTGATGACCTGGCTACTGCTTGACGCAGATATGCTGCTGTATCAAACAGTGGCCACTTGCGAAGTTGAGATTGAATGGTGCCCCGACATCATTACAACTCATCTGCCTGTCAAAGAAGCTCAATTGATGTTCAATGATCTTCTCAACATCAAATGCAACCAGGCCCAATCAGATCGATTCACGCTTTGTTGGACTGCTGATCAGAACTTCCGAAAGGATGTTGAAGCGTCGTACAAAGGAAACCGTGCTGGCAACCATCGTCGGAAACCAGTGGGGTATCAAGCAGTACGACGTTGGGCTGAACAACAGTTTCCTTCAGAGTGCTGGCACCGACTAGAAGGTGATGACGTGCTTGGCATCTTGGCTACACGTCACGACGATCAAACCGTGTTGTGGTCTGGAGACAAGGATCTTAAACAGATTCCTGGTCTTCATCTCGACAACGATGGAAACATCTTTAACATCTCTCAACTTGAAGCTGATGTCTTTTTCTATCGTCAGATTCTTACCGGTGATTCCACTGACGGCTATCCTGGTTGCCCTGGGGTTGGCCCAAAGACAGCAGAAAAGCTCATCCCCTCCGAAGAGTTCACAGAAACCTCCGCATGGAGAACTGTAGTAGCTCAATACAAGAAGAAAGGGTATGGAGCTGACTACGCTCTAACCCAAGCTCGCCTTGCTCGCATCCTTCGTGACACTGAGTACACCTTTAATGAGATCCAACT